TGCGTCTGAGATCAGAGCAGTTATAAACTCAGGGAAATCCCCAAAATGATGGTTCAACATGTAGAGCATCTGCGGCCAAATACCGCTACCCAGATCAGGTACGTCATCATCTTCAGGATCGTTACAGTCCAAAAGATCCCACGACCTGTCTTTGTTGATTAGCCATGGTGCGATCTTTTCAAAATAAATAGCAGTTCTGATTACATCGACTTTTGTTAAAAGTGCTTCGTGTCGAAGAAGGACACCTATTTCTGCACCCCAACCGTAATTAGTTGAGTCTTCAATATCTGTATCTTCAATTTTCATATTTACCTCCTTGAGGTCTCTTTTTTATTCACATGTAAATCAATGTGAGTTGTTTGTCGTATTGGGACATCTTTTTTCATAATTTTTCCTTTTATGACTTATATGGAGATACAAGCCTGCAAGGGCGCGACAAAACCAGAAAATTTTTAGATAAAAAAACGAACATACTTATTTGATCTTTCGACTTAAATCCTTAACAAAATTTTCGCTAAGGCGCGTTGACTTTAAGCCGAAGTATTTGTCCAGCGGACTTCGGCAGGATACGTCAGAGGTATCCCCGCGATCAAAAAAGTATGGACTGTTACCTTACCAAGCGTCCAACCTCTTTGCAACCGACTGAAGTAATCTGATACAAATGCCACGCAAACGACTCTTCCTAGACATGACAGTCTTAGAAGCAGCGCGAGAACGCCTTCGCCATGTTTACGACACATTCGATACCGTGGCAGTTCAATTCAGCGGAGGTAAAGACTCCTCAGCCGTACTTCTCTTAGCCAAAGAGATTCACGAAGAAAGAGGACTCGGACCAGTCACCGTTATCTTCAGAGATGAAGAAATGGTTTCCCCCTCTGTAATTAGGTACATCGAATACATCAAAGATCTCCCATGGGTGAACATGGAATGGTATTGCCTTCCTATGGGACAAGAAATATGGGTTCTCGGTAGGAGAGAATACGTTTTACTTTGGTCTGCACAACGAGAAAGAGAAGGTCGCCTAGTTAGAGACATTCCTCCTTGGGCGATCACAGCACAACACTTTGGATTAACAAATGACGAAGTTGTCCCAGAACCTGTGGACTATTACACGATGCAAGGAAAACAAGGACAAGTTGCTTTTCTAACAGGGATTAGAGCCAACGAATCAATGATTCGCTACAGGTCAGTTGTTCAAAAACTCCACGAAAATTACATCAATCGTCCTTACCGACTAAGCAAAGCCATACCTTTAAGACTTGTTAAACCAATTTACGATTGGACTACTGACGATGTTTTGAAGTACGTCGCAGTGGATAACGATTTTCCATATTGTGAGTATTACGACTATGCGGCTATGTCAGGGGCTAATACCAGAGTAGGTATCCCTCTGCATTCTGTAGCGGCTCGCAGGTTGAACGATGTTGTAATTACAGAACCAGAATTTTATGACGACCTTTATCGTGCCTTTCCACACATAGAAGCACAAAGAAACTTATGGAAAGATTTCGACATAGAAGAATTGATTGCTTCATACGCTAGTAATGAATGGGATGGTGTACGCAGTTGCATTAATGACAATATGTTGTCAGATGGCAAGCATAAAGATGCCATGAAGTTTGCTGCCGAGTTTAGAAAAAAACGCAAAAACGATCCTTATGGTTTTCCAATAGATCATCTAATAAGAACTCTTCTTCTCAACGAGTTCAGACATTCTGCTCCGTCACCTGTTGGACCAAAAACCCGTGCTCATCGAATGAGGCTTGCAGCCCTGCAAGATGCTGATGATTTAGATAAAGTAGATGACCTGATATGAAAACAGTAGTTAAACCAGAAAATCTTAAAACACCCAATTGGAGAACAACTCACATTCTTCGTCCTGATTTGACTGGTTTAATGGAATCAATCAAAACTTTTGGAATTCTTTACCCATTGATTGCGATGGAAGATGGAACGATCATTGATGGATACGCTCGTTGGGTTGTTGCTCACAGGCTGGAAATTCCAGAAATTCCTGTTGTTTTCAAAGATTGCAATCAAGTAGAAGCAATCATATTGCATATTCAACTTAATCGTTCCCGTGGACAAGTCATTCCCTATGCTCTTAGTCGTGCTATCCGCAAACTTGCTGTTGCTATGGATGAAAGAGAAATAATGAACTCTTTGAACCTAACGGCAGATGAGTTTGATGTTTTGATAGATGGCAGCCTTGTAAAGAAACGAAAAGTACAAGAACATGACTACAACGCGGCTTGGGTTCCAATTGAATCTAATTCCACTGAAGATTTTCAGATAGAAAAACCCCCAACTCCTGACAAATAACTGTAATCTTCTGATATGCCAGATTTGTCAAGTCTTATACCCAGCGAACTAGAAATCACACTGCACTTAGGTACAGATGTTTGGATTGCATTAGCAATCTCGTATGTAACTTTTCTTGGTTACTGGAAGTGGCGTACCACTCAGTAAGAGCGGACTGTAGCGCAGTTTGGTAGCGCATCCGACTGGGGGTCGGAAGGACGAGAGTTCAAATCTCTCCAGTCCGACTGTGCGACATCGCACTGGAAGAGTACGGGCTAGAAGTACACCCGCCTCTTCCGTTGTGCGGATTGTCACCTCCTAGCCTGCCAAGGTTCCGAATCGGGAACCAACTTGTGGGTTATGTGCGAAATATTACTAGGTCTATATCAAGAGGGAAGAAAGTCTTCCATAAGACTCGCAGCATTTATCTCTTTTAAGTCCTCTATAGAACCATCAGTAGCAGCATCAACTATTGTGCGTTTATAATTGATGAGTTTAAAGACTTCTTCATCAATAGTTCCTGCCGCAAGAGCATGTGTTATTTGGACTGATCCTGTAGTTCCTATGCGGTGTATGCGTGCAGAGACTTGGTCTACATCTGCTGGTGTCCACGGGTGCTCTACAAAAAGCATGTCTTGTGCTGCCGTAAGTGTGTGACCCGTTTTAGCGGCTTGTATTGACAGTACGATTACAGGAGCCTCTTCAGCATCCTTCTCCATGAAAGTTTCTTTAGCGGCTTGAACTTCTTCAGATGTCATTCCGCCTTGAATTTTCAATCCTCCATATTTATCTGCCAACAAATCAACAATTTCTCTATGGTGAGCGGCAAGCACGACTTTTCGCCCCTCATTGATTCGACTTTCAACCCATTCCTCTACAGCCTTCAGTTTAGATTTAGCCGCAATCTTTTTCAGCACAGACAATTTAATTAAGTGTTCGTGGGCTTCTGCCGCAAACTTGGCTCTAACAGCAGCACTCTTAGGGTCTTTCCCTAATTCTTTTGCTAACTCCGCAGCACGTTCAGCAACAAACTTTGCAATATCTTTTTCGGCTTTGCCGTATTCAGCCAAATGTTTGGGATCTGGATCAATCATCCATTCAGAATGACGAATAGGAGGAAGATCTTGAAGAACTTGATCTTTTGGTCTACGAATGTAGCAAGAGCCTCTTAATCGTTCGTTGAGTTCATCAAGGTTGCTGGCTCCGTCAATATGCCACTGGTTGAACCTGTCTCTGAATGCGCCACAATAACGCTTGTAGAACGCCCAGAGTCCTCCAAATTCTTTAAGCCTTCCGATGATTTCCAACTGAGGACCATATTCGGCGGGTCTGTTGGTGATCGGCGTACCAGTGAGGCACAAGACCAAACCATTTCCAGAGGCTGTTTTGACAAGACTCTGTGAGCGTTTCGTTCTTTTGCTTTTTGGGTTTTTGAGGTAATGGCTTTCATCGAATATGTAGGAGGTGTAGCCCTTTAACTTTTCTGGGTGAAAGTCGATGTTGGAATAACCAACAATGGTGAAGTCCGCATCCTCTTCAGGGAAGTCGGAACGGTTCACCACTCGCTTCCACGTTCTTGTGGGAAAGAACTTATCAATTTCTTTTGCCCAATTCAAGGCTAGGTTGGGTGGGCATACAATCAAACATGGGAATGCGTTTTCGTGTTGAACACTTGCTAATGCTTGAACCGTTTTTCCTAGCCCCATTTCGTCTGCTAAGAAAACTTTTCTGTGTTTGATTATGTATTCGACTCCAGCCTTTTGATAAGGAAGAAGTTCGCCTTCTAAATCAGGAACCTCTATATCTGCACTGGTGGCTCTAGACGCTGCAATCTTTTCTGCTTGGGACTGAGAAATCTTTAGTTGCATAGACTCAAGTTCTTTTGGAACATGCAATCTGAAATTTTTTGCAAACTCAATAGCCTGAATCAGGCTTGATTTAGGACATTTCCAAACTTTGTTTTTACCGTCCCATCTGGAACCAGCAACTTGCTTTACTTCTGCCACTTTTACGGAGTCATAACGAAAACGTATTGCAATACTCTCTCCAGATAGATCTATTCCTTCTCTTTCATAAGGATGTTCAGGTAAATCTAAAACCCTTAAGTCAGGATCTAACCAATAATCAAACTTAACTGCATATGCTTTGACTTGTTTCAGACTTGAAACAGGCACTCTCCATGCCTTATTCAGCCGATCCCATCTTGCACCAGCAATTTCTTTAATTGCAATTACTTCGCCAGAATCATAGGGGCTATATAAAACTATCTCATCATCGTTAAGAATGATCCTTTTGTTTTCCTCCATATCGTCCATATTAACGTCGGAAAGTTTTTTCCGCAATGCCCCTTGCGTCGTCGTTCTTTTTTAGATAGTATTATCTCAATCCCTTCGGGGTCTACAATAAGAGAGAGGAAAGTAGGACAAAATATGTCTCACGAATTAGAAATAGTAGATGGTGAAGCAAGTTTCGCCTACCGAAAGCAAGGCGGAGCACCTTGGCACAAGTTAGGTGTAGCCGTAGATGGACACCAAACCGCACCAGAAATGCTCAAATTGGCTAAGGCGGACTATGAAGTCACCTTGTTGTCAGTTCTATATGCCTCACCAAATGGTGACATAAAGGAAATGGAAGACCGTTACATCACCGCCAGAGTTAATGAAGATGGCAAAGTTGTTCCATTTGAAACAGTCAAAAACCGTTACCGAGTCGTTCAGAACTCAGCGGTTCTTGAAAAGGCTTTAAATGTCTGCGGCGCATCCCATGGAGATGCCATTATGGACACCTGTGGCGTTCTAAAGGACGGTAGAGAGTTCTTTGCGACAATTGATCTAGGAACGTTAATACTCGACCCCCATGGCGTGTCAGACGAAATTGGAAGGTACATGGTAGTTCACACGAGCCACGATGGAACAAGTCCAATCACATATGCCTGCACAGACATTCGTGCGGTTTGTAAAAACACAGTCCGTATGGGAATTGAAACGGCTAAATCAACTTTGACAGCACGTCACACCGTCAACTATGAGCGTGCGTTGGACGAAGCCAATGAAGTTCTTAACATTTCAACTGAATGGGCAAAATCCTTCAAAGAAACAGCAGAAAAAATGCTTTCAATTCCTGTTCCAGCAGGAAGCCCCAAAATTGACAAAGTTCTTAATGGGCTTTGGTCTGAAAAAGATGCTGATACCGACCGCAAGAAAGAAAATCGTGAAGAAATTCTTTCTTCAGTGCGAAGCCTTTACGCCAATCGCAAAAATGCAGGTGGTTTCGGTTACAACGGTTGGAGCCTTTTCAATGCAGTAGGTGAATACTATGACCACCATTGGTTTGATGACGAGGCACGCAACGCCGCGGCTTCAATGCAAATCGGCAATAAATCTCACCTCATGAAGGTAAAAGCCGCAGACTTGATCTTAAGTCTTGACTGATGCCGGTCACGCCTAACGAGCGTGTCGTTCAGTTTTTAGAACAAGTTTCTGATCAACTGAATCCAAACGCCAAAAAAATTGACGGCTTTGATAATTGTATTGTTGGAGTTGGTAACCAATACACCAAAGAACCCCTTCTCATATACGACGAGATGTTGATATGGGAGCAACTGGTTGATGAAGGCATGGAACCCGAAGAAGCATGGGATCACATGGCATTCAACATTGCTGGTGCTTGGGTCGGTGAAGGAACTCCAATAATAATGAGCCACGTCAATGATCATTAAGTTAAATGAATGGGAATGGGTACATGCCTTAAATGTTGGCAATATGCGATACACCGCAAATTGGCATAAAAAGGATGCTTCCTATTACGACAAGAAACGAATGGAAGACGACCGCACAGCACAACAGCGAGCATGTGTTTGTGAATTGGCTGTAGCAAAAGCAACTAATCGTTACTGGTCGGGAAGCGTTTGGAAAGCAAACGACCATAATCGGTTCAAACGAAAGATTGCTGATGTAGGACACAACATAGAAGTTCGTTGTGTTCGGACAAGTACATCAGCGGCAGTAAGAGAACAACAACTTGGGAAAGGGTTAGTTTTATTTGTAGCCCGTACCCTTAATGAAGAACTAACCGAAGTGGAGATTCTTGGTTATTTAGATTACGACATCGCATGGGAATTAGGTAAAACACCCCATTATGTTGATGTTGATAAAGAAGAAGAAGGGAAGAGGACAAGAACTGTCGATAAGGAACATTTAAGAGAATATGTTCCTAGAAACATTCTTGAATAAATATGCCAGTACCAGCGCCAAACGGCGGATATCTAAAATGGGTAAAAGAAGATTTTACAAAACACGGCTACTTAGCAACTTACGCAATAGGTGAATGCCGTTGTGAGATTTGTGTAAAACATTGGGAGGATTGGGTGGCTGATCCCGCCGACTCAAAGAAATGAAAACAGAACAGATTGTCGATATTACAAAACTTCATCTGAAACGTTTAAACGACGCTACCGATGAAGAAGCGTGGCAATACGAAGACATGGAGTTCTTCAGGCTTTCGACCCTCACTCCTTCTAGTCTTGTCCATGATGTTGTTTTGCCAATTTGGAGGGACATCAACGAACACGTTATAGTTGTTGGATCTTTTGGAGGTTCAGACAAAGAACCTGATTGGGTAGCAAACTTACGGAGAAAAGCAGGACTGTTTTATACGAGAGAAGAATTCTTTTGTTTTCAAGCAGAGTTTTTGTTTGGAATAGAACGCACTTCAATTTGGGAACAACTTTGCGCTGACCGTCCTTACTACTTGGACTATCAGCAAAAAACGACAAGAAAGTTTCCATTGATTAGGATAAAAAAATGAACAAAAAAGAGTTAGGGCGAATGGAGAAAGCAATCAAAGGCTCCATGAGTAAAAGTTCCGTGACAGACGATATTGTTTGGTACGGATGGGAAGACATTTGTGCCCAACACGGTTCGATCACCTGTGGTTGTGAAAAAACAGCCGAAGATATATACCCAGATACCGAATGGGACGAAAACGAACCTTTTTAGGATTTGCCAACCTACTACTGATAGTAGTGTTACCCTGATTGAGGGAGGTTATTCATATGCGCTGTCCCGCTTGTAAAAACGATTTAGAAAATCAAATCAACCATGCTTCCGAAACAGGAATGTGGCAATTCAGAATTTCATGCGAATGTGGAGCCAATTTTATTTGGCGACAAGGACGTTTACGCAGAGTTACCTATTCGGACTATAGTCACGAAGTGGTCTCCTTCGGCTAAATCCTGACACGTTATTAATTGTGCCCTTCCTGTAATCAATGTGTCGGCGCAATAAGCGTCGCTCTTTATCCGTGGTTCCACCCCATATGCCTACTTCATTGTTAACTATTGCATAGTCAAGACATTCTTGTCTTACTACGCATTCTCGACAAATGGTGTAAGCCGCTTCTCTTCGCTGTCGCTGGTTTTTGTCTTCTCGATAAATGAAAAAAACACGGGTACTAGCGCCTTTACAATTAGCGTCCTGAAGCCATTCATTGTCAGTCATTAGCGCTGATTTCCGAAACTACATATCAGAGAATTCCAATACGACAAATGGCCACTCATCATCGTTTCCACGCCTCATTAAAGTTGGCCACTCTCTTTTGTCCCTCATCCCTCGGTAGTGGTTAACTTCCAACATATTAGGATCAGTTGGATCAGGAGTGATGGATATTCCAAATTCAGACCATCTACTCCACACAGCGGAACCGAATGGACGCATATCCCTACTAGTACCTGACCCAAGTGGAGCGTGATGTTCTAGCCACAAAGCACATCCATATTCATGACGAATATAGTCAAGAAACTTAGCCATTTCGGTAGTTACCGACTCTGACGTTCGACCACCGGGATCAATAAATGACTTATACAACGGACCAAGAACAAGTAGTTCTGGTCGGGTATCTTCAATCCAGCCAATAAGTTTGTTTCTGTCATCAGGTTTTAAAAGATCCAAACCATCAGGCTTAACAACTAAATGGGCTTTCATATCACCGGCTTTGCCAAATTGATTTATCCGATCATAAATTCGACGTGCCGTCCGACGAATGATTCGTTCTGGATTTTCTAAATCTACAAACAAAGTACGGATCGGTGTAATTTTATCTCGCTTAAAAGGATGGATTCCTGCTGATGACATCAAAGCAACTTGTCTTGCTAAAAATGTTTTACCCACTCCTTCAGCGGCAACAACGATAACTCGTTCCCCTCTTTCTAAGAGGTTGGGAATGAGCCAGTCATATGAATCTTCCGATTCCTCATTTAAAAGAGTAGCCCAATCAACAAGTCTTCCTTTTTCTTCTAAGGCTGGTTCTTCACCTTCAAAACCATCTATTAATCGTTTAGTTTTATTTACTCTTTGAGCAAGAGGGAGACTGTGATCCATGGACATCAAAGTTTCAACGAAATCTGTAAACTCATCCCTAATTTCACTGGCAACTAATTCAAGATCACCTAATTCAAGTCCCATACCTATGTGGTCTGAAACGTCTTTTCCTTTTGCAGGTTTTTTAACTACAACTTTTGAACCTGCTTTGCGTAATTCGGAAGCAACACTGCTTGCGTGAACTTCACCTGCTTCATCGTTGTCTTGGATGATTACAATTTTTCCACCGGCAAGAGACTTGGTGTGTTCGGGTAACCACTTGTTTTGACCTTCGTCTCCAGCACCACCGGGATTACAAGTAGCAACCTTCCCAAGACGTTCTAAAGTTTTTACGTCTTTTTCACCTTCTACAACATAAACAACTTTGTCATTTGAAATTTGTTCTAAAACTTCTGGGAGTTTGTATAGGGGCTTTTGGATACCTTGAGTGCCCCATTTCCATTCGTTATCTTCCCACCGTTGTTGACGAAAAGTTTTCTTTCCATCTTCGTCACGCATACGAAGAACCTGCATCACGTTCTGCCCTTCGGCATCTTGATAGACGTAGGTGTCTTCTAACTTCATTTTTCCTTTAGATTTTTCCCCTGAATCTGGGAACAACTCGTTGGGTTTAACACCCATAGAAGCACAGATTTCTTTAAAGTCACAACCCCCACCTCTGTGACAATTCAAAAGAACCTGACCGTCTCGTCCAAGTCCTATGGTTAGAGAAGGATTCTGGTCATCTTGTCTACATGGACAAGCGGCTACCCATCCCTGTCCTGATGTTTGAACTTTGTCCAACTTAGAAAGGGCAAGGTCTATTTCAGGAGTCCTGTTTTGAGCCACCTAAATACCTTTCTCTTTCTTCATCTCCTACCATTTTGTCATACGCCTGCAAAAAAAGAGTTCTATCTGCATTTGTGCGTAAAGAAGCACCGTTATTAGGAAACGATCTCATCGCTTTTGCTACTAAATCGTGGGGTTTCGTGAAAGGAACGCCCGACTCAGAGGCTTCGATAGCCGTTCGGAACTGTGACCACGCTTCAGCAGAGGTCGGTATAGGGTCGTTTCTTACAAGATCAATCGCTAAACGACGAACTTGTCCCACACGAGGGATGAATTGTTGATCTAGAAGAATCAACTGATCTACAGCATTTTCGACATCTTCGGTAGGAAGATCTGAGAGGTAACGCCACCACACACTACAGCGTTCTTTGAAAGGTGGTCCTGTCGTTATTACGTCCCAGTTAATGCAAAGCCTTTTAATAATCTCAATGAATTTGTCTTTTTCCATGAGACTCAGAAGGGTTCTTTGCCGTTGGCGTATGCCTCCAGTGTGTCAAAGTCCGAATCGTGTTCATCTGCTAGTTCAAGAAACATTTCTATATGCTTCTCGTCCCTTAGGATTAATTCTATGTCGTCGTACTTTTTACCCTGTGGATTGTGACCCATGTGCCAAGAAGAATAAGTGACTCCCCTTATTGCATCCTTACAAGCATCCAAGCCATAAAGTTCTATTGCTTTTTCTATCTTCCTGCGACGCTTGTCACCTAGTACAGGCACGCGTCCTTTTCCGGAAGATTTACATTGGGCAATCCAGTGGTGAAAAACTTCTAAGACTTCTTCTGGTTTCGGTTTTGCCATCCCCCCGTCCTTTCTCGTTCTCTTCGGCACTTCGAGTTTAGGACAGAATTAGAGAGAAGGCAAATGGTGGTGGGAGCGGAGGGAATCGAACCCTCAACCTTCGGATTAAAAGTCCGCTACTCTGCCAATTGAGTTACGCTCCCTCAATCTAAGGCTTTGAGTTGCCTTCCGGTAAGAAACACAGTGGCAGAATCCACACGCATCATGCCGTCAGGAGCAGTTCGCACGCTTACGTCGATCTGTTCTGAAGGAATACCAAATCGTCCTGCAAGAATTGCTTTGTATTTCATCGCTTTGGCTTCTGCTTCCGAGAGTCCATCGTCTATGGGGCTTTCTAGTGGTGTTCCTAATGATTCATTGAACTCTTCAAATTCTTCTGCGTCTATGCATTTGACGCAACCGATAACACCTGTCGGAGATTTTCGTTTTCTGGTTACCGTGTGTCCACAAATAAGTTGATGTGCCCACACGACTTTTCCATAGCGCCCCAACTTAGTAATACTTACCGCTTCTCTCCGAGGAGCGTTACGAGGACTGGGCATTCTCCCGCCTATCACACCAGACATGAGCAGATTGAACTGCTTCTTCTAATTTGTCAGACCAAGGGAGACATAAAGCCACCCACCATTCTTCACCTGTCCAAGCAGGCGCTAAATCTGTTTCTTCCATGGGAGCGACTTCATGAAGCCTTATAACAACCTCATCAACTTTTGGCCAAAGAGCCTTTTGTGATTCGATCCATTCTTCAGCCGATTTTGCTGCTTCTTTATCGTTTTGGTCTGTTAGATACCTTATGACTTCTCTGTTCCCTTGTTTGGGCAACATTCTCTCTAAAGAACTCATTTCGATTGCCTCAACAAGATCTTCTGGTATCTCTACTTCTACTTCAGGCACCGCTTCCTAATTCCTTATAGCACTCATTGCAAATATGCTGATTATGATCTTCTATGTTTAAATAGCATAAACAAAACTTACAAGATTGTTCTTTTAAAATCCTTTTAAAACGTCGTTTTAAGGGATGTTTCTGTATAACCCCTTGTCTAATGCTCCTCATACTTGTAAACTTTAGATCATCGGCATGAGATAAGCAACTTTTTGCTTCTACTAAGCCGTCAGAGAAAGAGGAGAGTACAGTGAGTTTCCTTCCTACTATTACAAAACTATTTATTGCAGGATGTTGTGCCTTGCTTGCGTTTACCGCAATGGAAGGTAATAGAACCAAAGTACGTGAAGTTCATGTAAGTGGAGCGTCGATACCTAGTAGCACTACGACTACTACGATCGCGATCGTGCAAAATTCAACTACAACGATACCCATTAGAGAAGAACCAACTCTTATGGAATTTTTGTATGAAGACATAAAAAACCCTTCTACTGAAGAAGAGATCAAGACAGTAGAAGTCCCTGCCACTACAACAACTATTCAAATTACAACTACAACCGACAAATGGGGAGTTGTATCAGATGAAGACATGGAAACCTACGAGGAGCAGTTCAAACGTTCCCATCATGAAATAGGAAACTATGAGGAAATCCCATTTCTCATTGACAACATGTATGCCTTTTGGGAAAAAGGACCACACATTATTGAACTTCAACGAATGTTAGGCATGGCTTTTGTCGATGGCATTTATGGTCCTTCGACTAGAAGAGCGCATATGGAATGGTTTGGTTCCTTTGAAGCCGCTCAACGGTATTTCTTTGATCGTGAAACTTGGTATTTAGAAACAGTCCGTGAATCTCCTGATGACGAAGCAGGGTGGGTTCACAATTGGGCAGATTGGGATAATCCTCCGACCCTTGAACAACTAGTAGACATCTATTTTGAACCTATTGACAAGGCTTGGGCGTTGCGTGTCGCATTTTGCGAGAGTTCAGCCTTGCCTTCAGACACATATTCCAATGCTGTTAGTTCTGCTTTAGCCGTAGGTTGGTTCCAGCACCTCAGTAAATTCTGGTTACAAAGATCCCAAATTTCCGGCTGGGCAGGATATGATATTTTTGACAGTGAGCCAAACGTCGCAGTCGCGGCATGGCTTTTTTATGAAACAGGTGGAGCGGAACGCCATTGGAATCCGAGTCGCTCTTGCTGGAAGGATACCCCACATGGACAATGAACTCATTGAAAGCACAGACGAGTACGACGTATACAAGGTCACGTTAGGACACTTGTATCACTTCAAAAAGGATTGCAACAAAGGTGAGTTCAGAGGACAAAAAACGGGGACAACGAGAATGAAATACACAGACGGTGTAGAGCCACGAACAATTCCTTTGAGGTTGAAGTACCGTCAACAATCATGAAACGTCTTGCACAAATGCCGGTTAAACCACATCCTGCTAAATTTACGAACACTCATCTTGAAGAGATTGTCAAAATCCTAGGCGGAAGTCGTGAGTTGAATGTTCTAGATCCTTTTGCTGGAGTAGGAACAATTCACAATCTGCCGTACTTCACTCGTGGGTTAGAACTAGAACCTGAATGGGCAGATCAGCACCACGCAACAATTGTGGGCGATGCTTTAGACACAGGGTTTGACAATGAGTGTTTTGATGCCGTGGTTACTTCCCCATGTTTCGGAAACAGAATGGCAGATAGTTTTAAAGCAAAAGATGACAGCAAGCGACACACTTATCATCACTATTTAGGAAGACCTCCCTCTAAGGGAAGTTCAGCAATCATGCAATGGGGCAAGGAATACAAAGAATTTCATCGAAAAGCATGGCTGGAAGCAAAACGAGTTCTTGTTCTAGAAGGAAAACTGATTATCAACATTAAAGACCATATTCGCAATGGTGAAATTCAACCTGTAACCAAATGGCATATCGAGACTTGTTTGGATATAGGTTTGAAAATGGAAGGCGAAGTTAGCATTCCTGTTGGTGGACTTACGCATGGTGAGAATTATGAAAAACGTATTCCACATGAATCATTATTGGTTTTCAGTAAAAAAGTTGCGTTAGAAGATTCGATTAGTTAGAATCGTTTTTGAGTAATTCATATTATTCATTGGTTATCGGTTCATGATTAATGAATCCATACACCTCCTTTCGGGATTTGAGGGGAGTGGGAAGAAGTTTCTATATAGATATCGTTACCTCCCCCACTCCTCCGAATCTTTCAAAGAAAAAAAGAGGATCATGTCTAAAAACAAAATTCGAGCGACTATTTCATTTAGTGGAAGTCGTTTTACGGGACAAAAAATTGAAGTCGGATATTACGACACAAAGGCTCAAGCAGCAGCGGCTAAAGCCGGAGCAAAACAGGCTTTAGCAAAATGGGAAGAACTAAATCCGCCCAAGCAACCGGAAAAGAAAAAGTTGCCGGGTTTGAAGACTTTGGTTCATTACATCCATCAGGGAACTTATGACAAAGTCATCGAAGAGATAGCGGAAGCCGCGCTAGGTCGTTACCAGTTAGTGAAACGACACAACTATAAAATAGAAAAATTTCCAACAAGTTCAGCGTCTAGAAGCGCTTCTTATCTAAGTCAAACCAAGTCACAAGCGCTATCAGCGCACCTATAGCGAGTCCTGCAAGTCCGACCCATTTGATGACATTCCACACCATTCTCTTACCGTCTCTTCCTTAATTTTTAAACGAAAACATATTAACTTGATGCTAACCCCCTGATTATACAAGGTTCTTATGTAATCTGAATAACGATAAGGCTCATATCGCATTGAAAATCCTTATAAAATCTGGTATAATAGGGTATTACTATAATAACGTTAAAAGAGAGGTTTTAACTTGACCATTTACTGGGACAACAAATATGTGGCACCCGAACATGCGTTCGATACCACTCGCAAAAGCGAATTGGTTGCCGATCTCATCGTAGAAACTCACGAAGAGACAGGCATCGCTCTCGCCGCGCCAAAAATTGAGTTCTTAGGAAAAGCAGAATCTCTGATAGAAACCTTGCTCGATCCAAAATATGTAGAAGCATTACGAACAGGTGTTCCCATAAGCCTTGCTTCTTCCAACGGTTTTGAGTGGGACGAAGGCATCTGGGACATGGCGGTTCACAGCACCGCAGGAGTCATCAACGCAATCTACGAAACAGAAAAACGCCCATTCGGAAGCGTAAACGGAAGCCTTTCTTCTGGACTGCACCACGCCGACAACAAAAGAGGAATGGGCTTCTGTACTGTTAATGGATTAGCAGTAGGTGCCTACTATGCACACACAGAAGGACACGCCAAGAAAAAGGTTTTAATCATTGATTTCGATGCTCATTGTGGCGGAGGAACAATGTCATTCATCACATCCTTAGGGATGGACTGGGTTGACCAACTAGATTTAAGTACTAACGGTTTTGATTCCTATGTTGCCGCAGGTAATCATGAACTCGTTATTCATCGTGGAGACGAGCGTTCTTACCTTCAAGAGGTTTGGAGCCTTTTAGATGCCGTCGAATGGGACGACTATGACCTCGTGTTGTACAACGCAGGCATCGACCCACATCCAAGAATTTCGGTAAACGGATTAGCGCAAAGAGACGAATTAGTTTTCAATAGGATCTTTCAAGAGACTTTGCCTTGTGTCTTCGTGTTGGCTGGTGGATACACCTCATCATATGGAACTATAGAAGAAGTTGCAGATACGCATTTCAATACGGTTTTAGCATCGGAAAGGATACTAGACCTGATTAGGCCATTTGCGTCGTCTAAGAGTCTGTGATAAAATAGTTTTATCCGAAATACTACTAACTAACTTAAATACTCGGAGATAGGGCTATGAGTAACAAAAAGAAAAAGCCAACCCCTAAAAAGGTTTGGCATCCATTAGAACGAAACCCACAATGGTGGGTAGACCAGCAGGCAGAACGCGTCTTCGCAGACATTCAAAAGCGTTTTCCTGACATCCCCAAAGAAGCCATCGAAGAACAAACAGCAGATGAGACATGGGGTAACGACACCTACACGGTCAACGTTCATTATCAAGGCGGAGACCGAGATGGGTTTGTTGAACTGGCAATCCATAACCACAATCGCACAACCCATATTCCGTGGCGACACATGCAGCAAATCAAAAATGAGATACTGGGAGAAGAACGTGAAGGCGTTCAAATCTTTCCAGCAGAATCTCGACTGGTAGATACTGCTAACGAATATTGGATCTATGTGTATCCAGCAGATTCAGCACCAATGCTTAATCGCAGGACAAAACTTGGCATGAACTACGGACGACGAGTCAGTTATGAACAAAATCCATTTGGGAAGGTTCGTCAAGCGCCTGAAATGGAAATAGCACAATGAGCAAGAAACCTCCCATGGACCCAAAGGGCAAAGGCAAATTTAAACACGCCACAAGCAGTAACCGTACAAGCAACAACTGGACACCCGATGAACTTGAAAAGAATTGGGAAACTGCATGGAATGATCCAAAAAGAACATCTGTTACAAGTAAATATGACGGACTTCAAATTGAATTTGGAGCGATGGTATCTAACAGCATGAAAGACGATAAAAATCTTTTTTTAGATAACCGTCGTGGCAGTATCGGTGCAAAATATGACATTACAGATGAACATTCTTTAGACATAAGAGAAGCACCTTTAGTCAAAAAATTGATAAACCATCCTAAAAGTAATGTCACCTCCCAAAACTTTGACGGAAGAGCAATGCTGTCTCCTCCTTGGGCGGCAGGACTAAAGGGATACCTTAAAGATGGGGTTCGTAATTTAGGGTTTAAATTAGACGACAACCGTATACCTGTTTTGAGCAAAGTGAAAGGCAGTGAGTTTGCTCAAAAAACACATGAAGACGTAATCAATTATTACCTTCGACAAGCAATTGCTAAAGATGAAATTATTGAAGAGTTCCTAGATAGTGAAGAGACTTCGTTTGGGATCAGGTGGGAACATGACACGACTCCCCAAAATGCTCATAAAAAGTTAGTTAAACAATTAGCCAAAGCACAAGTCTTTTGGTTAGAACCATTCGTTGCCAACCTCATAGATGCTGGAGCGGACGCATTGTATGAAGAAGGATTACGAACAGGTGTTTGGCCAGTAGTGACAGCAGACGAAATGTCTGAATTCGACATGAATATGTTTGTTGTTTCAGTAGGTAGCGATGAATTCAGTGGTGCTACTTGGCCGACCATTCATTGGTTCCACACAGGAAGATCCTACAGAAGTCCTTCTCTTGAAACGTATAAGACCGGCAACGATGAAGAAATAGTCGATGCTGTTAATGGCATAAAAAACGGAGAAGATTTTGCAAACAATCCTTTAGCGAGAACACCGCATACATCGTTGTTAGCCATTGGCTTTAACGATTGGGGCGTTATGGATGCTCAGACATCATGGAACTTTGACGAAACCATGATGGTTATTCTTGGGAAAGAAGACACCCCCATTGAAGAATATGAGTGGCTAGTAGAAAAAAGAGAAGTAATTAGAAAAGCATGGCTGAAAGAGATAAGAGCATCAGGAGTCGAATACCCTATTCCTCCTTTTGAAACTAACCTCATGCCTTCATGGGCTACAACACCTGACAATGCAAGAGTTCGATGCGGAATCAGAGCCTTACTCGATTACATCAATCGTAAGAACAGGGAAGAACTCCCTGAGATTTCTATTCCTTACAGGCGACTAAAACTAAAGAAACGTGATGCAGGCAAACACGGTTTTGATCCTAAGGGATGGAAACCGACTATCAAGATCATTGACTTGCCACGCAAACCGTATAAGCCGTCTTCTAATCCGAAGACTCACAGGAAACTAACTTGCCAACATCTGGTCGAACAGCATATTCGGCAACAGCATTTCCCAACTTTAGGTCCGGCATATCTTGATGAAGAAAAAGA